GTGGTTTCTGTGGTAACCACTTCATCATCAATTATGACGGGGGGGCCCAAAGGGCCTTACCAGGAAGACTCAGATAATTGTCCAGTCTTAACTTATTGACACGACCACTCAAGTGGTACGTGCCGGTGCGCGAGCAACTCCATTTTGTTGCTTACGCTGGCGGTTAGGTCTTTGACCTTTCCGCTCTGGTCTCTCGCTAAGCGGCTTACTTGAGCGTTTTCCACGTCTCGTGCGCTTGCGACCAGTCACTTTGTCGGGTACGTTGACAGAAGCAGTGTCGGAAGTTGTGGTTTCTGTGGTAACCACTTCATCATCAATTATGACGGTTCCGTTTTTCACTGTTGGTTCGGGTTTATCAGCAAGTATTGGTGGTTTAAATATCGTCTCGCTGTTAGCTGTTTCAATCCATTGTGTGAACAATTTTTGATCAAATGTGGGTATGTGAGCGGCAAGCAGCTCATCCATCCAATCCTTATGTTCATTTGGATACTGATTTTCTTCGTCTTGGTATATGTTCCATGCACCGCAAAGATTGCGGAAATCATTTTTGGGGAACAGTTCTAACACTTTCCTCACGAACACACCAACAACTGGTGTGTTCGCGTCCGTTGTGCCCAAGGCGTAGGCTTTATCAGCGAGTTTATCTTCTTTGGTGATATTCCCGGGTAAATTCACTGTCACGTGAAATTTTGAGAGGGCGCGTTTGAAATCGCAGCAACTAGTTTTCTCTCCAAACCAAACATCGGGCCCATAATGTCTGGATAGGAAGGAGATACCTTGTTTTCCCCTCATGGTGCGTTCGCCAGTCAGTAACTGACCGGTCATGGCTGCAGCTTTTTCGTACATCTTATTATTAGCATCTGCAGTTAATCCATCATCGCCACCATACACTCCCAACCTTTCCCAAGCGCTCCTAGGTTGCAAGAAACCGTCTTTGTTTTTGGTCATACGAAAAGAAAGGAAAGCAACGAAAGCGTTCAATATAGTATTGAACAATGAAGTTTCTGGCGAACCAGATAATCGCGACAAGCCTGTGTCGTATTTCACTCCCAATCGGGTGATACCGCACAAGCCGTGCTGAGACCTCATAAGCTCTCGCAATTCGTCACAGTATTCGGGGCGAAACATATACATGCATAAAGTTTCTTCCAAATATCTTGCGACGGCTCCCACTCTCCCGTCCATACGGCTAAAATCTGTGGAGTCGACAAAGAAAGCAGCTCCTTCACATATTTCAGCGACACGATGCGCGAGTTGTGCGTTGGTTTTCCCAAACGCATACCAAGAAAATTTCTTGATATGGTCTGCCAACGCATACGTGAATGTTGAATAATCACGCTTATCAACGCCATTAACAGTAGTGATGTTTCTAGGATCAGTAACATCGGGCCCGGCTTCTCTCTTCATGAAAGATTTGGCACGTCTGTCTGGTGCTGTGTTCTCGGCTCGTTCCAATATGGCTCGTTGTGAAGGTTTGTTCTGTCTCTCCGCTACTTCTGATAACTCAGTCGGTATCAGGGAATGGGCTTCTTGCCCCGCGAATTCTTGTACAAATTCCTTCACGACCCTTTTCAAAAACGGGGTCACTTGGGTTGAGTCAACTAACTCTTTTACTCGTTTTTCGATGGAACGCTGTTCATTCGTTTGCGTCAATTTTGGTGCGAACGCTCCATCCACGAGAGGAAGCATGAATGCTATCACGCTATCCTTTGCCTCAGGTTCATACTCATCTAGAGTTTTGACCCATTGATATCCGCGAACACCTTGTCCAACTACATTAAAAGTTGGTGGTTTCAAGGGGCAGGTGTTCTTCATGTGGAACTCAAGTAATACTTCAGCTCCAACAGCAGATGCCGATGGATCTTGATTGATCTTAGATCTCACAGTAGGCAAGTTTAAATTTACTTTACTGGTTCTACCAGTACTGGAAATGGTGTCGTCTACACTGACTGGAACCGAGCAAACCGCATAACCGCCGACGTTTGCTGTATGGACATTTATTTGTCCGGGTTCGTTAGTACGCATTCTTAAAAACCCATTTTCCACGACATTAAGTCGTTTCAACGGTATATTACCGAAGCGGTACTCAGCCAGCCACGCACGCAAAAACCAGAATTTCCTCAGAGGCGAGATCAAGGTCACTTGATGATCCTGATCTACATACTTATGCTCTACGCAATAAGTGCTATACGTCCAAGGTATAAACCACAGTATCTTGCTCTTAGCTGTCAAACTATCACCCTCATAATTCCAGACCATATGCTCATAATGACCGCCACCAGTGACGTCATAGATAGCTCTACTCTCTGAATCGAAAGTATACTTATAATCACCAGCAACGCGCGAGACACTACTGGGAGCAAAATGGTATAGAACCACAGGATTGAAGTTCCTTCCAAGGAAATCGGGCATGTCGACGTAGTAATCCACATCTACCATGCCGATGATGTCGGTTTCTGAGACATCAACGTATTTTGGGTCCACATTCAGGTCTTTCGGCCAGCGCCAGTCACGAGTAAACACCCGATCATTGCGACTATCCGCCGAAGATCCTTGATAGTAGACTACACGCCTTCCGGAAGATTCTCCTAATTGATCAATCAACAAAGAGGCACTCGATCGTGCGGCTGCTGACTGGCCGTGTGTGTGGCCAGCCACCGCATCAACCATAGTTAACTCAGTGTCTGTAAAGACCGTGCGCAGATTCCTCGTAATGTTCGAGTAGTCCACGCAATTGCCGCTCAAGAACATGGAAAAATGATAATCAAACTTTCTTCCATAGTTCGGGCGGCCGCGCAAGTTGTCGTAAACATCTTCAACCCACGCAAATGCAACACGCGTTACCATGTTG